AAATAATTGTGTTGGTTGTTTTCATAGAAATCCATTAGTATTAAGAAAAATGTATGATCTTCATCCTAACAAGATGAAGTGGTTTGAAGATAAAGAAAACGAAAGAAGCAAAGCACAATGGAAAAAAGAAATGACATATTCAGAAATTAAAGCACACAAGCTACAACATGAAATCAATTTTGATGATTGGAGTTGTGATACTGGCTATTGTGGACTATAAAAACAAACAAAATGAAACTTAAATTAATAAGAACAAACAGCAGCGCAAATTCAACAAATGGATTATTGTATGACATCACATCAAATCCAGAATTTATGTGCTACACTCTTGAAGATGAACCAAGAGATGTGAAAGTAAAACATGAGACATGCATTCCAGCTGGTGAATACACTCTTGGATTAAAAACACATGGAAGGTTGCATGACAAATACCAATACAGATTTGCAGACATTCACAATGGAATGATTGAACTTTTGGATGTGCCAAACTTCACAAATATTTTGATTCATTGTGGCAATACAGATAATGATACTTCTGGATGTTTACTTGTTGGAGATACACAAGAAAACAACAACATTAAAGAATCTGGTTTTATAGGCAAGAGCACAATTGCTTATTTTAGAATATACAAAGCCATATCTGAAGCAATAATGTCTGGAGAGCATTGCACAATTAATATCACTGATGATGTATTCATATGACTGAAAGAAGCAAAGCAAAAAATGCATGTGATAAGGCATTCAGCAGATTTGTGAGGTTATCATGTGCTGATAAGTATGGAATGATTAATTGTATTACTTGTGACAAGCGCAAGATGTGGGATGAAGTAGATTGTGGTCACTTTCAAACAAGGGGCAAATTATCAGTAAGATGGTTATATGAACCAGAAAACGGATTAATTAATGCAGCTGCTCAGTGTAAAGGATGCAATATGAGTAATGGAGGGCATTCTTATCAATTCGGAAAGAAGATAGATGCTCTGTATGGCTCAGGGAGTGCTGATACAGTCGTTTTCATGTCTAATCAGATACGCAAGTACACAGTGCAAGAGTTAAGGGATATGGCGGCTTCATTTGAAGCGAGAGCAATAGCCATATTACAAGAAATTTAGGAGACAAATATTGTTTTCTTATATTTGGGGTTGTGGTTAGAAGCTACATATCCAAAAATTACGATGCTATCAAAAAAATGGCATGTACTATTGCCAAAAAAAGTTTGATTGATTGTGAGGAATTATGTCACATTGTGATATTGAGTATTTTAGAGAGTGATCAGAACAAGATAGAAGCACTGATTAAGAAGAAGCAGTTGAGATATTGGTTGGCAAGGATGATGATGAACCAATACAACTCAACCACATCACCATATCATTACACATACAGAAAACCAGCTGAAAGACACAGAGAGGCGAAGCAAGATATTCTGCTGTGGTTTGATTCTGATATTGAAAAGAAGATAAAGGATGAAGAAAAGATTGATTTCATCAACTCTACTCTTTCAGATATGCCATATTTCGATAAGACAGTAACAGAAATATATTATGAGCATGGCCATTCTTTCAAAACTATGTCTGAAGATACTGGTATAAGTAAAACAACTCTTTTCAAAGCTCTAAAACGTACTAAAAATGAAATCAAAAAAAAAGCCAAGCAAAGGACTTGGAGACACGATTGAGAAAGTAACAAAATTTACTGGTCTGAAAGCTGCTGTGCAATCCATCTTTGGAGAGGATTGTGGATGCTCTGAGAGGAAAGAGAAATTGAATAAATTATTTCCATTTGGAGCACATATGAGTGCTGAGGATCGTGATCTATATAACAAGCATTTGATTAATTGGAAGAAGGGCGGCAAGGTGACTGCATCACAACAACATCTGGCCATTGATATTTGGATCAGAAGCACAAACAAAAAAAAGAAATTTTCTAACTGCACATCTTGTGTAAGGAAATTCTTTGANGATCTTGAAAAGCTATATGAAAACAGCTGTGAAAATGAATAAGACTGAGATTAAAAAGAAAGCTATGATGGANGCACTTGAGAAATCACTTGGTGTGGTNACTCANGCGTGTAGAATTGCAAGTNTNTCCAGAACNCAATACTATCAATGGTTNAAAGATGATCCANTATTNAAGAANCANACAGATGATATTGCTGAAATAGCAATTGACTTTGCTGAGAGNAAACTTCATTCTCTTATCAGTCAAGAGAACGTGCCAAGCACAATATTNTATCTCAANACNAAAGGNAAGAAACGTGGATATGTAGAATCTCAAGAAATGACTATCTCAGAACCAAACAAAAAGCCAAGCTGGATCACAAGCGAGGATGAAGCAGAGTAAATCATATTACGACTGCAAGAACTGTGATACTCGTATCCAAGTGCATCAAGGTGGAACGAGATCTGGCAAGACGTATTCTATATGTCAGGCATTAATTGAGTGGTGTGTAAACAATGAAAATGCTGGTTGGGTTATTACGATCATAAGAAAAACAATGCCAAGTCTGAAAGCAAGTGTGATGAGAGACTTCTTTGAGATATTAGAGAATGAAGGATGGTATTCACCTATGAATCATAACAAATCATCTTCACAATATATTCTGTTTGGAAATGTCATTGAATTTGTTTCTATCCAAGAACCACAAAGAATAAGAGGACGCAAAAGACACATAGCATTTTTGAATGAGTGCAATGAATGAACCTTTGAAGATTTCACACAGATAATTTTGAGAACATCAGAAATCATGATAATGGACTTCAATCCATCTGATGTATTTTCATGGATATATGACAAAGTAATGACCAGAGAAGATTGCAGTTTTTTTCAAACTACATATCTTGATAATCCATTCTTAGACGAAAACACAATTAAAGAGATTGAATACCTAAAATTAACAGATGCAAATTACTGGAGAGTATTTGGACTTGGTGAACGTGGTTTGAATATCTCTGCTATCTTTCCACACTTCAATCAAGTTGATAAAACTCCAGACCGAGCAAAGTTCATTTCATTTGGATTAGACTGGGGATTCACAAACGATCCAAGTGCATTAATATCGGTGTACAAAGATGGTCTGGATCTATATGTTGAGGAACATCTGTATGAAACTGGATTAACTAATAATGACCTAATGAGAAAGATCAGAGATCTTGGAATCAATCGTGAAGAAATCATTGCAGATTCAGCTGAACCGAAATCAATAACAGAGTTTGAACGTAAAGGATTTTTAATCAAGGGAGCGAAGAAAGGGCCAGACAGCATCAGACTGGGAATTGACGTGATGAAACGACATAGAATAAACATCACAAAAGAAAGCAAGAATCTAATAAAAGAGATGCAGTCATATAAGTGGAAAACAAACAGAGATGGAAATCAAATCAATGAACCAGAAGCAAATCAAAAGGATCATGCTATTGATGCACTCAGATATGTCTGCTTGAATAAGCTCATGGAAAACTACTCTGGAAAATATTACATATCATAAAACAAGAGTAAAAAAATGAACACAGAACTTCAGCATGTCCAATAATAGACATAAAATGAACATGAACTCACGTTATAAGTGAATGAACTCACTTAATAGCATAACCAGAAGTGAACACGCACGTTTTACGTAAACCCGTACGATTCCCGTACAAAACCCGTAAAGCCGTAAAATACCCGTAACCCCAGTAAAACCAAGCAACCCCGCAAAACCCGTAAATACCACCTTAAAAACCATAAAATGAAAATAACAGTTCCAACATCAATTGCAGATATCACAGTAAAGAAATGGATCAAGCTATCCAAGACAGATGATGTGGTTAAGCGTGTAGCAATACTCTGTGACATAACACAGAAAACAGTTAAGAGTATGACTATTGAAAGCATGGAGACTGTAAACTCTTTACTTGAAGAATTAGAAGATCCAAGCCAGACAGAATTTGAATTTTTTCCAATTATAGAATTGAAAGGTGAGAAATACGGAATACATCCAAACCTCTCAGAGCTTACTGTGGGAGAGTATGCAGACCTTGAGACAGCTTGTGTTGATTCTGATGCAAACTTGCTTAAAATCCTCTCTATTCTATACAGAAAGGTCACAGAAGAATCAAAAGACTTCTATCAGATAGCTCCATACACTGGAAGTGAAAACAGAAAGATATTCAATGACATGACAATGGACAAAGTTTTCTCTTTACTCGCTTTTTTTTTGAATATAGGTCTGACCTTTATGAAAGATTCAGTGCAATCTTTGGAGGGGGTGGAGAGGTAGGTTCTTCAATGGCAAATAAATGGGGATGGTTCGCTTCAATCTATCATCTGGCTGGAGGAGACATATTAAAAATTGAGGCCGTTACAGAGCTTAAAATTGAACAAGCATTTACTTTCTTGTGTTACGAATTAGACTTATCTATATCTAAGAATAATAAAGACATAATCAAGTAATATGGAAGCAAATCAAAGTGAAACCACAGTATATAAATTACTGGAAGCATTTGAAACGTATGGAGCTAAGAACACACAGATTCACAGCACTGTAATCGGGCCAATTGATGAAATGGATGTAAAGAAGATGAATGCAGATCTATTTCCATGTTTGTTTGTAAACCTTAGTGCTGGTAGTATTGACAAAGGTGAAGCAGAATTGACAGTGGAGGTGATTATTGCCACACTTCAACCAAGTGATTTGAAAGATCGTGCATGGATTATCAGCAATATGTTCTATATGATCAAAGATGTGATTGCATTAGGCCACAATCATGCATATGATGATAGTAAATTTATTCCGAGAGCAACAATGGAGCTACCAGTTGCAGTATTACCATTCAATGTGAGATTTGAAAATCAATTAATTGGCTGGACTGCTGATCTNAACTTNAGTGTAGATAACACAAATGANGTTTGCTTAATNCCNATGACATGATCACAATGATGATTGACAATGTGAAGTATGATGCACCACTCACTACAAAGATTATGCATGATGTAGCAATGAGATGGAAAAAGAATGCACTTCAGATGCTTAGGAGACAAGGACACAGAGCAACTGGAACACTGGCCAACTCAATGAAGTTAGAATGGGAGCTGAACCAAGATAAAGATGAATGGACAATTGAACTCACTCCGGATGTTGATTATTGGCAATATGTAGATTCTGGTGTTGATGGAGTGGACAAGAAATATAGTCGGGAGACTTTCAAACTCATGAACTCAAATACAAGAACATTCAGCTTCACAAATAAGAAACCACCACTGAAAGCAATTATGGGATGGTTAAAAATAAAAGGATATCAAGGCCGTAATGAAAAAGGACAATTCATAAAAGATAGAACATTTGGATTCTTAGTACAAAGAGCAATATTTCAGAGAGGATTGAAACCATCATACTTTATATCTAAAACTGGTAACAACATACTAAAGAAATACTCAGATCCAATTGCTTCTGCTGTTGGTCAAGATGTAGCAAATATCATAACTAAGATATTGTAATAAAATAACAGAACCGAACATATATAAAAATGGCATACATCGTAGAACAACAACCATCTGAAACAGCTCTCACAAGCACACTACAACCAACTATCTTCACAGTCTCTGATGTAGGATTCAGTGGATATAAATACAGATTTGCATTAAAGGTGAAAGATGATGCTGGAGTAGTATTGACAGTATTAGCATTACAGCCAAATAATAATGAAGCAGCCACATTCAATATCTCTCAAGTATTAGATAGTTATGTAAAAACCACAGAGATACAGATACCATTAGATCATTCCAGTTTCTCAATTCATAGACTTGGCAACAAAGTCCTAACTCAACTATGTGCAAAGGGAGCATTCACAGCAAGAAAATTCTTGATTGATGTTGGATACATAAAAGCAACCACAGCTGATGGTGACGTATCATACACAGTGCAAGATGCAGATAATAAAGTATTTGCAATAAGATGGGCTGGACAAACTTCTGATTTTGCTAATTGGAATAAAGTGGAAATGAATGATAAGCGCATATACGAATTTTCAGCATCAGCTCCATCTTTTAATACTCCAATGCTTAGTGAGATACCTTTGAATGGAACTGGAACATGGCCATCTGGATTAAATGCTTCATCAAGTCTATTCAAAGACAATGTGACAATGACATCATTCAGAACTCTTGCAACTCCAACTGGAACTGCGACTGGATATGATCTTAATCGCAGTCTAAATTACTATAAAATTAGAGTAATGAATGGAGCATCTGAAGTTGGTATATATGATGTAAACATTTCAACGTCTGGTGGAGTGGCATCTGGTTCAGCTGGATCAGATAGCATGATATCATTTGTTGGAACTGGGCCAATGAACTTAAAACTCCAAACTGTCAATGCTGGACTTGCAACAGCTATCAACGGCACTTGGACACATTATGATGTGGTTGCATATACATCCGCTTCATTAAACACATCCAATCAGCTCTCAGGAATATACAGATACACTCAAGTTGAAGAATCATGTTTATATGATGCATTCACTATTGGATTTCAAAACAGAGCTGGAGCATATGACTATATAGATGTATTAGGAGCACAAACCAACACAACCAACGTAACAAGCAAAGCAAAGTATGTAGGCAAATCTGGAAACTATCTTGATACAAGTACATCTGTTGATTGGGCTGCATATGGAAGGAATGGAGGCACTACATTCAGAGATGTGAGATCTAAGAGAGGAATGAAAGTATCAACTGGATGGTATGATGAAAGCAGAGATGTTTTGATAGAATCATTGATAGTATCACGCAAGGTTATTATGATAGATAGCAATGGTGACATAAGACCAATTGTGATTAAGGATACAAACTATCTTGAGAAAACCAGTCTAAGAAATAAGCTATTCGCATATGATATAAATATTGAATACGCAAAAGAAAGAGTATCATGATAGAGCTACAAGCAAGAGTTGGAGATTTCTATGATTGGCATACTTTGGAATTATCTGAAGATGCAGCTATACCATTAACATACAGCTTTGCTGATCCAGAGAAATTAATGAGTAGAGAGGCTCCATATTCTGGAACATTTCTCTTGCCATTCTCAAACATCAACAATGACTTCTTTGAGAACTATTTTATGATAGACCTATCTCAAGGAGCATGGAGTACTGATGTATTCAGACCAGAGAATCCAGTTCAATGCACTCTGTTGAATGATGGTGTTGCTTTAATAGAAGGAGTATTACAGTTGTTAAGTGTGTCTAAAACTGGCCAGACGTATGAATGTGCTATCAGTGGAGGTGCTGGAGATCTATTCACACAGATGGGCAATACTAAGCTTAGAGATGTATTTTCAAATCCAGCAAACTATGAATATGATAATACACCAGCAAATGTCATTGCATCATGGAGTGGAGATATTACAGATGGCAATGTTGGATCTGGTGTGCTTCGTATTCCATTAGTAGATAAGGCACTCAGTCAAGGAG